CCGCGGCAGCGGCGGACGTGACCTTCGCCGAGCTGGCCTTTTTCGATGGGGCGACAAAGCACACGACCTACACCAAGTCGCAGGGCGCCGGCACAGGCCTCGCAGGTGTGGACGACAATGACCCAGCGACCTTCTGGACCGCAACGGCCGCGAACGTGACGGCTGGTGCGGCTTGGGTGGCGTACGACTTCGCCTCAGCGGTCGACGTGACGGCGGTGGAGCTCTGCAACCCGACCGGCGACAACACCAAGATGCCGACGGACATCGAGGTGGAGGCCAGCTCGGACGGGGTGAACTGGACCCCGGTATGGTTCGAGACTGGCCTCTCCTGGGGCACGAACGAGAACAAGCGCATGGAGAAGACGAGCTGATCAGCGAGAAGCACCGCCGACGGGGTTGAAACCAGCCGGTACAGCAGGGTACCCAAGAGCCACGCATTCAGCGGTGTATACCTCGTCATAGTCGGGCCAGGCGCCCTCGGCCACCATCTTACAATAGTGATCTTGGTGGAGCTTGGCGTCTTCGTAGTCCATCCGCCCGACCAGGCCTAGGAGTAGGAGAATGGCCACAAGGAAGGCAACTCCCTGCCAGAGGCCAAGGTCCTCCGCCTTGCGGTTCTGGCAGCTGCGCCCCTGATTACAGTTCCCGTTACAGCACTTCATGGTTGAGTTCCTTTGTTACCGGAGAAGGTGAAAACACCGACCCGGATACGGCCGTCCCCGAGCTGGACAATCTTGCTATAGTAGTCACCACCAATACGAGTCCATCCCGAGCAGGCAGGGCTGTACTTGGTCGCCTCGTGGTGAGTCTTGATTTCGATGCGGCAGGAGGTGGCCTGGAGCTTGATCCGGTATTCCCGGGTGACGAAAGGCTCCCGGTCAATCGGGTAGTCAACGTGCGGGAGGCGGCTGGTGATGGACTTCTGGAGGTGGCCCCAGCGGTCGAGCGACCAACCGAGGGCCTCCATGAACTTGATAAAGGCTTCTTTCTTCATGCTAGGCTCCTGATTAGCTATCCTACGATTAGATTATAGCCCGGCCAATCAAGGAGGTCAACACCTAGTCTTTGATTGCTTCGACATGGCCCCAGTCTGGGCCGATGTCTCCGTCCGCCCGAACTGGAATGCGGATCGGGAGGGCGGTCTCCATGATGTGCTTCATTTCCCGGAAGGCTGCATCTTTACCACCCGGGTCACTGAAATCCAGCTCATCGTGCACAGTGAGGCGCGGGATGCCCGTTTCGGCGAAGACCCCATCCTGGTAACACTTGAGCATAGCCTTCTTCATCAGGTCCGCAGCGGAGCCCTGCAGGCGCCGGTTCAGGGCTTTATGGGTGTAGGCCCTACGAATAGACCCATACCTGAGGATAGCCTGCTCGTATGGCAGGGCGATGGTATCCTCCCCCCACTTGGCCGGCTCCCACAAGTCGAAACGGCTCTTGCGACCCAAGATTGTGGTTATCGTGCCGGTGCGCTGGGCCTCCTCCGCACACCAGTCCATGGTGGCCTTGGCGAAGGTGACGCCCTTATGGTAGGCGGCGAATAGTGCCTTGCCCTCTTGCTTAGATAGACCGAGGTCCCCGGCCAGCTTATCAACCCCCATCCCATAGATCAGACCGAAGTTGATATTCTTAATCGGGCGCCGGTGCTTCTTGCGGAGCTCCTTGGTGGAGATATCCCAACCAGCCTCCGGGGCCACAAGGTCAAGGGCCATCCCGTGGTAGTCGGTATCTGGGTGCGCGTTGAAGTGCGATCGAACCTCGTCGGCACCTGGCCCGACAGCAAAATGGATCAGGAAGCGATACTCGATCTGGCTGTAATCGTACTTCCGCCAAGCCGCGTGCCCCTCGTCCGGGATAAAGAGTCCACGGATCAATGGGGCCAGTTCGTCGTCGCGGGCCGGGATGTTTTGCAGGTTCGGTGTCGATGAGGAGAAGCGCCCAGAACGGGTTCCGCCTTCATCACTACGCAACGGGTGGAACTGCCCATAGACCATTCCATTGATGTGGGAGTTCAAGATATAGGACTCCAGGAAGGTCCCACGCAGCTTGTCACATTTCCGGATCTCCCGAATATGGTCGGCCAGAGGGTGCTTGAGGCCTTCGAGGAACGACTTGGTAAAGCTTGGCTTGCCCTTAGCTGTCCGCCCATACCCGAGGCCAATGGTATCGAAGGCCCGGGATAAACTATCAGCCGAGTTGATGTCAACATCGAAGCCGACCATGTGCCGGAGCTTCTTATGCTCTTCTATAGCCCGGTTGGCCAGGACTTCCCGCAACTCCTCGGCCCGAGCCACATTCACCCGGACCCCAGCGAAGCGCATATCGATTAGCAGTGGGATGAGGGCACACTCCATCTGAAGGAGCTCAAGCAGCCCCTCCCGGACAAGATGTGGGTACATGGCAATGGCCACACGCATGGGCAGATCGGCGTCCGCTTCAGCATATGGGCCAACCAGCCGCGGGGGAGACCGGTAAATGTTTGCGCGTTGGGAGCCATCGGGCTTGCCTCCATAGAAGCGGGAGCACCAGTCATACAACAAGCTAGAGTCCTTGCCCTCGCCAAGATACTTCTGGCCAAGGGTCTCCAGGTTAACTTCTGCCCGTTCGTCCAAGAGGGCCTCGGCGTATTGGACATCCACCAGCTCGCCACGAACGGTAACCCCCTCGTGGCGGAGCCAGCCCACGTCATACAATAGGTTGGCTCCTACCTTGGGTTGGCGGGGGTTACCGAGGGTGTGGCGGAGCCAGTTAAGGACCATCTCTGGGTCCCAGTTGTCCTGAGGTTCTACTTCGTGGCGTATCGGGAAATACCACCGACCACCCCCATCCGCCCCGACGGATACCCCGACGAGGTGACCCTTGCCGCGAGCCCAGCCGGGGCCGTGAGTCAGAAGGTCTGGATCGTAGGTCTCACAGTCCACCGAGATGACCCGGGCGCTGGAGAGGTCGGGCAGATACTTGGGGGGCTTCCACCCCGTATCCGGGATCGGGGGCATGATGCGGATGGTCTCCCGCTTACCAGTCTTGACCGGGATATCTTCCCAGAACATACCTATGGCATCGAACCTCATCCACGCATCCCCACAATTGCACCGCGGAGCTTGTCACCGTAGAAGAGGCATGGGGCTGGGTACTGGGTCAGGTCGATCTTTTGGACTACCCCTTCAAGGAGCTGGAGCTGCTTGACCTGGTAGATACCTTGTTCTGGTAGCCCGTCGAGATCCATCGAGACCCCGAGACCTTCGGCAGGGGTTGTGGCCATCTTGGTCCCCAACATAAAAATCCGGCCCAGCTCGTCCACGAAGGGGGCTAGATCCATCAAAGCTGCGAAGAAACCCTCCGGGAGGCCTTGTGGGTTGGCCTCCCGGTTGAAGACGCGCCCCATATCCGGCCAGTTTGTAGGATAGCATTGAGTTCGGAGCCAGCGCTTGCCTTCGAAGTGGAAGGTGACTGAGTTTTCACAAACCTGGATACTGATCGGCTCCTCCCCGATACGGAGTAGCTCTTGGACAGCCGGCTTCGGGATATTCACTTCCACTGGGAAGTTGTAACCGAGCCAGTATTCGACCAAGGTCACATTGTTGGTGGCGAAGGCCGAAGGACCCCGGAACATAATCCCTCGCGCCCAATGCCGGGAGGCATCCTCGGCAATGAAGGGATTCAGGGTCTTCAGAGCCTTGAGGAGGTTGCCATCCAGCTTAACCATCTGGCCCTCGGGGGCTATAGCCATTGGCCGCACATCGAGGCAGTCCACAAATGCTTTGAAGTTCCCGGACTTAATAGACAACCGGCCAGCTGGGGTCATATGGAGCTGGGCGGTTTCCTTGCAGGTCTGGATGGCCTTGACGAAAGGCTTGGCCTTCGGGACAACCTCGAGGTTGAGGTCGATCGGGCTGCAGAGGGCGAGGCTGCCATTGTAGCCCTTGATGAAGCCCTCCGATATATGGAAGTGGGTTAGCTCCTGGACAAAGTCCTTCTTGGCGACCGCCCCTTGGACGAATTTGAGGGCATCAAGCATTAGAAAAGCTCCATCTGTTCGTTCTTAAAAACTGGTGCCTTTGTATCGAGGAGCTTCTCATTGATCTCGGTGAAGGCCCAGCAATTGTAGGCCCACCGGCTCAAGTACTCAACTTGGAGGCGCTCGATGTCAAAGCCCTGTTCGGTGATCCTCTTGACCAGCCCCTCCCGCTGGAGGTCTGGAATCGTATTCAGGTGCTGGTTGTGCTGCTTGGCCGAGGGGCTATTCGAGGACACCGGCATGGTCCCCAAGCCCGGAACCAGGATGTCACCGTTCGCTGCAGCCCGGACCCAAGTGGAGGAGTCAACAGAATACCACGGATACCGCTCCATCAGGGACTGAGCCGTCAACCCGAAACCGTGGACCTTGAGGCGCGGCCGCCCGGCCCCGTCCGTCAGGTACTTGTCCCAGATTCGATCAAGCCAATGGAAGAGCTGCGGGGTGGTGATGGGTACCATGCCCCCGAGGGTGATGTAATCGTAGTTCTGGATATACCATTCAAGGTATCGTTCGTCCTCTCCGTAGTGGAAGCAGGGTAGGGGGCGAACCCCCATCTGCTCCATAGTTTGCTGGTTCTGCCAAGTCTTGAGGGGGTCCCCGATACCGTCAAGAACCGAGGCGCAAAGGGCTCCGTCGATGTTCTCGATGATATCGAGGTTCCGCTTGATGTAGTCGCAGTACCCGCGGATATCCACCTCTACCCCCTTGGTGAAGGCAGAGAAGGCCCCGGAGTCCAGAAACACCTTCACCCCGTCAGCTCGAAGCTTATCAACGTAAGCCTGCTTGTGGATGTAGTGATAGGATTCCAGGTAATACCGAACCCCATCCCGGGCAGCCTTTTCCCGATCGGTCAATCGGGCGTACAGCTGGCTCTGCTTATGGAAGTTTGAGGCATAGATACCCGCAAGGTATAGCTTCATCCCTTGGTCACCAATGCCATGAACTCAGCCCGCGCCTCCGGTTTATCCCGGAAGCTCCCACGCATAACATTGGTAGTCATCTTGGCCTCCATCGGCTCCTTGACGCCCCGCCAGGTCATGCAGAGGTGGGTGGCCTCGACCACCACCGCCAACCCCTTCGGAGCGATTTGCTCCTCGATGTAGTCGGCGATCTGCATGACGAGCTCTTCCTGGATCTGGGGGCGTGCGGCGATCCATTCAACGATACGATTGAACTTGGATAACCCAATGACCCGGTCACCGGGGACGATACCAATCCAGCAGCGGCCCACGATCGGGACAAAGTGGTGGCTACAGGCCGAGCGGACGGTGATCGGCCCAGTCACATACATCTCGTCCAGCCCCTTGGCGTTCGGGAAATCGGTCACCGTGGGAGCCGGTTGGTAGCGGCCCTTGAAGACCTCGTGGAGGTACATCTTGGCAACGCGCTTGGCCGTACCAACCGTATTATGGTCGTTCTTGACATCGACCAATAGCCCCTCAAGCAGGTACTCCGCCCGGCGCTGGACCTCATCCTGGAGCAGGGCCAACTCCCCCGGCTGGATAAAGGCCGAAATGTTATCATTGGCATGAAACGGGGCTCCCGCCGCCTTGATGCGGTTGGTCAGGGTACCAACAATAGAATCATCCTCGGACTTGTCCTGCTCCTCCCATGGGAAGACGACCCAGACGCCTCGATACCCGGAATCGGCTTCGGTCTTGTCGATGAGGGCGAAGAACGGGCGGCTCGGGAACTCGTCGCAGTACTCCTGCATGGTGACCCCGGAGTCTATGATGTCATCAACAAAGAGGTCCGCCTCGGCTGGGTCGTCCGCGATAATGAAGCCATCCAGGTGAGCGCCCAGCAGGTAGACCACCGGGACTCCACCCCGCGGGATGGGGTAAATCCGGATCGGGTCTTCCGTCCAGTCGAGCTTCTTGATGTTATGGGCCAGCTTGGCAGCCAGGTGGTCAAGCTGTTCGTGGGTAAGCTTTAGCATATGGTTATTCCTTGGGGAGGCTGTAAGAACAGGAGCACTTGCGGGTCTCCTCGATGACCACACAGGTCAGGGTCACATCGGTGCCGGCCAATTGCTGGGGGCCAATGACCTCGACAAGGTACTGGGCCATATTCTCAGCCGTCGGGTTGAAGGGGGTGCAGATGACGGTGTTGTCAATTTCGATGAGGTAAGGCGACCACAGGTCTTGTTCCCAGACCAGGAACTTGTGGTCCCAGTTATCCTCCAGCCACATGCAGAGCTTCTCCTTGATTACGGAGAAGTCCATGACCCGACCCACCTTGTCCAAAGCCGGAGCCTCAACGGTAAAGTGAATGCGGTAGTTGTGGCCATGCAGGTGGGCGCACTTGGATTCGTGCTGGAAGACCCGGTGCCCAACTGAGATGTCGTGGTAGCGGTGGGCTTGCATGACCATGCTACAGCACCTCCTTGATGAGGGCCACGGCGTTTTCAACGGCATCAGGGCTGTAGTTCTCGGTCTTGGGGAGCTCCATCAGACCATTGAGCCAGGCGCGCAAGACCAGCGGGTCGGGGACACCGGCCTGCTCGAAACCCTTCTGGCGCAGCAGGGTGGCATGGTCATGGCCGACGGGTGGGTATGCCCCGTCGTAGCTGGTGTGCGTCCAGGCTAGAGCCGCGTAGCAGCCCGGGAGCCCGAGGGCGAGTTCGACGGTAGCCTTCTTGGTCAGCCTCATCAGCGGGGTCAAGATGGCCAGCGAGCCAGGAGCCCCGTCTTCGCCGGTAAAGGTCCCGAGGTTGCAGGCGTGAGCCAGCGCATGAATGAATCGCTGCCGGCAGTCAGGGTAGCCACCATAATCTTCCTCACAAACCCCAGTCACCAGAGCTTCGGCACTGTGGACATAGGCGCGGTTAGCCGAGATGGTCAGGAAGAGCTGATTGCGCATGGGCACAAAGGTTTTTTCCAAGCCGCCCGGGAGAACCGCGTGGCTGGCATACTGCTCGAGGGTATTGTCGGAGACCAGCGGGGAGGTGCCCTTGAGGATGGGACCCATTTCGATGATCTCGTGGGAAAGGACTCCGGCCAGCTCGGCTACCTTCTTGGCCGCTTCGATTTCGCGGCGGTGGCGCTGGTTGTAGTCAAAGGTAACCGCATGCACTTCGAAGCCCATATGCTTGGCCCAGAAGAGGCAAGTGGTCGAATCCTGACCGCCGGACAGGACGACAACGGCGGTCGGAACTTCGGAACGGGAACGCCCGCGAATGGGTTCTTCCTGTTCGAACAGGCTCAGCTGTTGCTCACTCATTTTATTACTCCACGTTGATGATTTTGTGCGTTTGAAGGCACAGGGTGTAGCCAAACTTTAAGCAACTGCGAATAGCAGCCTCCAGATGGCGACTATTTTCCTGCGGGTCCTGCACATCGATGGGTTGTACATATACGACACCGCTGAAATCTTCGGGAGGCCTTGCGACCACCGGGAACGCCGGGTGGTCCAGCGCCTTGATAGGGAGCCCGTCTTTGGGGTCCAGGCTATCAGCATGAACCACGTACTTGAGGGCGCAAAGGAGAGGGGCCAGTTCCTTATTAAGGCGACCAGCCTTAGGGCTACATACCACAAAGGCCTTACCATCTGCGACAAGCTCCTCAAACCCCGGGCTGGGAGGAAGGGTGCCGTTGGTTTCAACCTGGACGGTGTATCCATTGTCCACAAGAAGCTTGGATAGTGGGGTCAAGTTTTGGCGAAAGGGTTCACCACCGCTGATGACGACCAGTTTAGACGGGCTGGACATTTGGGCGAGTTCGTCGAGGAAGAACTGCGGCATTGCCTGGAACTGGTAGCTGGTGTAGTCCGTATCACACTGCGGGCAGCGGAGGTTGCAGCCGTAAAGACGGATGAATACCGCAGGGGTACCCGCGAACGGACCTTCGCCTTGGATAGTGGCGAACATGTGGTGGGTCTCCAGCAGGCCCCGCTCATGGAAAACGAGCTTTGTGATGGGTTGTTGATTCATATAGGCACCCCGTAATTAAGTAACCCAATTTTATAACCTTCCCCGCGTGTACACAACAGGGAACTTAGAACAAAAAGAAAGCCGGGATGAACCCGGCTTTCCTAGTGCACCAAGCGAGGGAGATTACTGGGCGTCGACTTCAGTTGAGACGTCGGAGTCAGCAGCTTCGGTGGCGGCGCCCGCGGCTTCCTTGGGCTCAGCGCCGAGACCATGGTACTTGCGCCAGCGGCCGTACTGGGTGGCAGCGGTGGCGGTATTGATGTCTTCGGCTAAGGCGGCTTCGAGCACCTTCTTGCGCTCGACCGGTTTACCTTCCCGGCTAGACAGGTGGTCGCTGATTTCCCAGATGCGTCCGGTCTTGGTGCCCACCTTCGGACGGGTGACACCATTCTGGGTGTCCTTGGTGGCTTCGGCGTTCACGGCAGCGGTTTGGTTCTCGCTCATTTCAATCTCCTGATGAAAAGTTGATGGGCTGTGGCCCGGTTAAGGGGCCGACGTGTGTCAGCCCATGAGGTGAATTATGGTCTACACCAGAGCTTAGGTCAAGCCCCAGTGGTGGCGTTTTTAGAACCCCGCCACTTCCCGTATTGAACCTGGACAGTAGCAGGGTTGATACCCTCAGCAGTACAGCGCTTGAGGACTTCCACCCGGATGGTCTTCTGGTCAGTATCAGGCATTGTGGCCAATACCTCGTCAGCAATGTCCCATACCCGCCCGGTGGCCGTTCCAGCCTTAGGCCTGGCACTTGGGGTGGGGAGCCCACCCTTCGGCCTCGCCACGGGGTCCTTATGGGGCGTGGGGGCCGTGGCAGGTCGGTTGGGTAGCCGGACCAACCCCGGAGGGGTGGGGAGGGGCTCCAGCTTGAGGCCTAGGACCTTGCAGGACTGAAGCAGAGCACTGTAGTCAAAGCCCTCATGCTGGAACCCCGTGGTGTTCCGGTACAGGAGCTTGAGCTCCAGGTCAGTGAACTTACTATACGTCCGGCTGGACGCCGCTTCCCCGATTACGATGGCTTCAGGCGCAACCTCGTCGCACGCTTTGGCCCATAACACCCGGTACTCGCCAAGCCCGATGAAGGTCATGGTTTCCCGGTTAATTGCAATGTTCATGGTGGGTTCCCTATCATAGTAGTTCGGAAGGGGCCAATGGGTATCGCCAAACAGCTCGCCAGTTGGGTCGGCTGGATGGCGACCCCGTCCTACGAGGTCGTCGTAACCCATGGTTATTTACCTACCGCCTGCTGAGCTTCGCGTTCGGCCATTTCCTTCGTGACCTGGAGCCACTGTTGGTACTGGGTGCGGGCGGTGTAGAAGGCAACACCCCGACGGACACATTCGGCGATCACATCCTTGCGGCGGACCTGCGGGTTGGCGGCGGACATCTCGTCAGCGATGTGCCAGACGGCCTTGGTCGGGCGCTCGATGGTCGAGTGGTTCTTCACCTCGATCGACTTGCCCGAGGCCTTCGGGGCCTTCTCAGCCTTGACCGGGATCGCCGGGCCGAACTCACCGTTGCAGGCCAGGCAGACATATTCGAACTGGTCATGCTTGATGGTCTTACCATTGACTTCGTGGCCATGCACCCCGATCCCGTTTTCCAGGTCGGTGCCGCAGTGCGGGCAGCGGTAGTCGTGGGCATCGCCTTCGAACTCGGCACCGATCGGGGCAACCGGCTTCTCGGCCGTTTCGGCCTCGACCGCTTTGAAACCGAACTGGCCATCGACTTCAACGATCTCGTATTGATCCTTGGTCAGACCAGCTTGCTTGGCGGCGCGGTGTGCAGAAGATTTGGCGGTGTAAAATTTCATGTTTTTGCTCCTGTCCGAGTTTATAGTCCGAGGACCTGTTCCCCTTAACCATGATTGAATTATAAGAGGCCCCTGATTAGGTGGCAACAGGTTTAGAGCAAAAAGCTGATTAAAATTTTGAAAAGGCTAGAATGGGATTTCCCCATACCACAGTGTGCAGCCATGGACGATCACCTCCAGCGGCGGCTTAGCCTTGAAGTGGCCACATTGCTCAGCCTTCTTATCCCACTCCTCGCAATTGAGGCAGCTGCTCCAGACCTGCTGGGTTACAATCTGCTTCTGGAAGTCAATCCGCTTCGCCTGTAGGGCCTGGCGGTCGTTGGTCGTATCCATAAGCCATAATCTCCGGGTGCTTTTTGTTTACCCAGACCCTGATGCTAGTCGGGGTCCTAAGTTCGGCGAGGCGCTGGAAGGCCTCGCGGATTGTTTCTGGTGGTTCATTCAAGGCCCGCTGGAGCCACCAGTCTCTGGCCTTCTTGCGGGCGTAGCCTTTATGCTCTAGGCAGATCCATTCTTCAAACATCCGGAGCCCGCTGTAGTAACTGGCCCGAATAGAAGGTGGGCGACCATCCTTGTGGTATTCATTATAGACGACCCGATCCACCTTGAAGGTCGCTAACTGAGGCATCCCATCGGCAATAAGCTCCTCAGTCCCTGCATGATGCTGAATCTTGATTGAGCGCGGGAACTCATAACCGCAGTTGCAGCAGACCCGGACACTCGCATGGTTATAGACCCCGCAGTGATCGCAGATGCGAACTGGAGCCTGGCCGCCGCCCTTGCCTTTGCGCCTCGGGATGACCGGGTCGTTGATCGGGCCAAGCCGACGAGTATTGCCGGCAAAGTCCAGGACTAGACAGTTTTGTTTCGGCCCTGCGGCAATCGCAGCCAGTCGGCCTTCCACGGCGTCCAGATCAAACCCGTCTTGGTAGACCGGACGCGTACCCCGCCCAAGCATCTGAACCCAAAGTCCCGGTGACTGGGTCGGTCGGAGCATGATAATCAAGTCAATGGCTGGGAAGTCGAAGCCCGTGGTCAAGATGCCGTTATTCACCATAGCCCGGTACTTCCCTGCCTTGAAGTCGGCAATGTTCTGGTCGCGCTCGGTATCTGCCATCTTTGAGTGCACGTAGGTAGCTTTGACTCCGAGGCTGTCCAGCATAGAGGCTACGTGGACAGCATGCTCGATACCAGAGGCAAAGACCAACCAATGGTCTCGGTCGTGGCCGAGCTCCATCGCCTCCTGAAGGGCCGCATAAGTAATCTCCTCTTGGTCCACGGCTGCCTGTAGGTCCTTCTGAGCGAACTCACCCCCTTGAATCTTGACCCCCTCCAGGTTCAGCTCCATAGTGGTCCGCTTCGGGATTAATGGGCAAAGGTACCCCTGAGCAATGAACCAGTTGAAGACCTCCATGGTCGTCATATCAACGCAGATGTCGGTGAAGAGACCATCTTCTTCGATAAGCATCCCTTGCCCGAGCCGGTAGTGCGTGGCGGTAAAACCGATGACCTTCAATCCGGGGTTGACTTCCTTTAGCCCTTTGATGAAGGCCTGATACATGGAGCCTTCCTTGGGGGACACCAGATGGCATTCATCAATGAGGACAAGGTCAACCCACCCGAACTGTTCAACAGCCTTAACCGCAGTAGCTATCCCAGCGAAAGTAATTGGGCAGAAGGACTCCTTGCGCTTGAGGCCAGCTGAATAAACGCCGGCTGGGGCCGTTGGCCAGAGGGCAAGAAGCTTCTCATAGTTCTGCTGGATCAGCTCCTTGACATGGGTCAGCTTAATGACCCGCTGCCCCGGATACCGTTCAAAGGCCCTGCGGATGAAGGCCCCAATGACCACAGACTTCCCGGTACCCGTTGGCATGGCAACGACCGGGTTCCCGGTTCCACCATTCTCGAAGTAATGGAAGATGGACTCGACCGCAAAGTCCTGGTAGTCTCGAAGCCTCATCCGTCACCCCTTGGCCTTGATGGTTGGGTTCAGCTCATAGTCCTCGCAGCCAAGAAGCTGAGACTCCTTACCGATTATGATAGGATCTTCCCAGCATTGGGCTTCTGCCTTCCCAATCTGGGCAGGGCTTCGGCAGACCCATTGACCATCCTCACCGGGGACAGAATGGGTACACGTCCGGCAGTTGCGTTCGGGAAGGGCAGGGCCATGGCAGACCGGAGAGTGGTCACAGAACTTGCACTTGAACCAGCCCGGACTGTTGTTGATACGTGGCGGGGGCTCCTGCTGGTTAATGATCATCCCTGCCCGGTCAAGGAACTGGGTATAGGTAGCCGAATTGAACTCAACCAGCTCCCCGTGGATGGTGTCATCATTCTTATTCACGGCCAGGTAGAGAGCCCAGCGGAGACCATACTTGCCCATATACTGCTGCATCTGGACATAGTGCTCGAGCTTGGCCGACTGTACCCCCTCGGCCACTAGCTTGGCAAAGGACTTGTCGTTGTGGGTCTTGAACTCGGCTAGGGCTGGGGTATCGGGGTCTAGGTCGGGCAGACCACGGACGACCCCGTCCAAGGAGCCCCCATAGTGGCCCCGATGGTCAGAGATACGAAACTGCTTCCCGTTCTCATCGTACTGCCATACCTGACACCCAATCATCTGGAGCAGGGCCACGAATCTGGGCTCCTCGAGGTGGCCCCGGTTAAATAGACGAAGGATGCGTCCTTCGAACTTTGGCTTAGTGACCCAATGCCAACCGTACCAGATTTCTCGAGCGCACTCACGCCCAATCAGGGAGGCCCCGAGGTGCGTGCGGAGGGAGTCTTCCGCGTCACGGTAGGCGTCCTCCGCTAGAGGCATCAGGCCACGGAGTAACCCGCGGAACTTAGCTCCTTGGTCGGCCTGGAGGGCGGCGTCGATAGCCGCCAACGTTTTGGTGGCTACACGCATCAGTGACAAGCCCCAGCGAGCTCGGTCTCACCAATCAGTTCGATGAACAGAGCCAGGTAGGTGTCCCGTGCCTCTTGCGGCCCCCACGCCCGACAGGCTGGTGGAAGTGGGTGGATACCCGGGAACCAATCGGCAGGGGGCTGGAAGGTCATAACCTCCTGTAACTCTGCGACCACGGCGCGTTCGTCGGCTAGCTTGACCTCGGCTGGGAGTTGCAGGGGCAGACCATACTTCATGGAGATGACAGCCCAGACTCGATCTTCGAGGGCGCGGTAGTCCGGGAGCAGCTGTTTGATCGGGCGTGGCAGGTCCACGACATAGGCCTCGGTGGCGTCATGGAGAAGACCTACCAGCTGGAGAGGCCGAGGGAGGGCCAAGGCTACCCGGACGCTGTGCTGGGCGACCGAATAAAACTGTTTGGTGTGGCCAGCGAATCGACATTGGTGGCTAAGGGAATGGGCGATGTCCATGATCTTGACATCGTCGGTGGTCATGTTTAACAGGTCAATGAGGTGGCCTGTGGTGGTGCTGAACTTCATCTTTGCCCCTTCTGGCCTTTCGACTAGGTTAAACAGGACCCGCCCGTAGGCAGGTCCCGCCGATCCGCTTATTGCTGAGGCTGAGCCCAAGGGGGGACCGGACCAGCTGCCGGAGCCGGTTGGGCCGGGGCCTGCTGGGCGGGTGCCTGTTGCTGGCCCTGCATCCACGGCGGGGTGTTACCAGCCGGAGCCGCTTGCTGGGG